TATCTCCGGATTATAATCGCTAAGCTCAGTTAACCTTGACTTAATTTCTTTAGAAAGTTCCGTCATAATAACACTTCTGCTCTGATTCTCCAGTCTAGCAGCCATCTTGGCTGGTATGCCCAAAAGCTGACTCCGTAATTTAGATAACATATCTGTCATAACTCTTTCGACATCTGCCGCATCATGTGACAGATTTTGTCGCTTTGCCAATTCAAGTTCAGCTAATTTACGTTTTGCAGCTTCATGCAATGCTTTTTCAGACCAATAATCATCTTCATCTTTACTAGAATATTTATTTTCATAGAACGAAGCTATTGCCATTGTCAAAACGAAGTCTCCTTCTATTTCACGATGCAAAACTTCCTCATTTACCAACTGATTTACACGTCGTTCGCTGATGCCCAATAATTCGGCAAGCTCTCTTGCAGAGCCACGTTTCAGCATTTTTACCACTTCTATTTTCACCGCCTGTCTACTACAAAGAGAAGGAAATAGGAAAAAATATTGTTAAATCTAAACCTTTTTCGGGGCTCGAAAGACCCTCAAAGAAAGTTATCCACAGGAAGAACCTATAAAAATTCCCTGCAAATGGACATAAGAAAAGCACTCACTAAGGTGAGTGCTTAAAAGTTATTTATCCTTTCTCTCACTATTTTTTTGAATTAATAATAAGTCATCGTATAAATGTAGTTCAAAAGCATATCGTACCGCAATTCTGGCAAATGCTTTCAAAGCTCTTTCTGTTCTTAATGCTTCAGGATTAATAACTTCTACTATCCGTTCTATTTTTCGTGCCATACTAAGTCCCCCCTTAACACCTAGTATACCACCGCCTCGTTATTTATGTTCGTTTCAACACATGAAAAAAGCACCCACTGGTGTGAGTGCTTTTTATTAAATGATATTATTCTCTTTTTGAGCAACAAAGACACCATTTACTAAAAAATAACCGTTTAATATTTTCCCATTCATTCTTTTTATATCATCAACCATCATATTGGTAATTATGTAACATCCTTCCGCTTCATACGAAACATAGCCCCATAAAGCCCATAAAGGATTTAGGTACATTAAATTCAATTTTATATACAAAAACCAAATTAACGCAAACAATAACCCATTGACTATCAGCATACGAGAATCATCCAACGAAAAGCTAAGTATCGGTATTATATAAGTAAATACGTAACTTATAACCTCATCATTAGCTCTCTTCACACCATTGACCCTCAATTGATTGGTACCTTTACTATTGGTCAAAAAATATATACTAAAAAATGATATTAGTATAAAAGCTATCATCAATAAAAGAAAAATCAAATTTTTTATAGATAT